TGCTTGGCTCGGTATTGCCATTTTACAGGTTTCACCGAATTTGAGGAATTACACTCATAAGGTTTCCCAAATGAGGCTCAATTTTCATAAGTCTGGTGTGTCTACCGATTCCACCATACTCGCATAAAAAACTTACGCTTTGTAAGTTACATCATTATACTTCAGATACTCAAAGAATGTCAAGCGCATCTCTTTAATACTCATTCCACAGTGCTTTGCTGCTTTAGGAAGATTCCACTTTGCAGAAAAGAGTGCCTCATTTGCCTCTTTTACATTTTCAGGAGTGGTTTTAACAGTCTCTTCTTTAAGGTCTTTGTATGAGATTTTGTAAACCATAGTTTTCAAAAAAGTAATAGAGGCAATTTTTACCGGGAATTTTTTTGGACCTAAAATGGAATTAAAAGTCCATTTTGGTTTCAGAGAGGACTTGCATAAGAAAGTGTCTCTTCATCCACTGTAGCACGAACGAACTTTAGCACATTCATAAACTCATCTACTGTATCACAGGTCACTTGCTTTTCTGAACCTTCATTAGAATACAGATACACTGTACGCTTGATGGGGTCCACAACGCAGCGTGAGAGGTACTCGTCTTGCATTCGGTCGTCCTTTGATTACCCAATTATCATAACACGATCAGAGGTCAGTGTCAAGCGTTTCAGGGCGAGGCAGGTCACGTCTTTCGGCAAACACCAAATAGTAACAATTTGCTGGCATACCATTAGTGCTTAGATATACCTTAAGGTCTTCAATCCTCTTTACAACGAGTGCTTGATCTGCACCAACTTGTGTTAGGTGGACAGTAATCGTTGATGGATTGATTAAACCTTCCCATTCTGGGGGAAGTTGAATATATTTTCCACTAGAAATACGACCTTGAGTGAATACAAGGTGCTTATTTGTCAGTGGATGTTCATAATGAAGAGTTTTGGACTTGTCTATTGGATGTTGAAATTTCATAAGATTACATTAGTTATTGTAGATACACCAAGATAGTTGAGTGCTTTTTCGTAGTTAATAATATCAGCGCGATATGATGCGATTTGTTGTCTCAATCCCCAAATTTCGGATTGGAACTCTTTTCTTTGCTCTCTAAAGGTATTTGCAACGTCTATTTTATAATTAAGTGTGCTAATACCAGAGGTTATATCAGACTTCGCAGTATTTAGGGCATTAATTGCATTAGTCAAGTTTGTCTCTTGAGTAGGACAAGCAGAAGTTGCTGAAAGAATACCACTAAATTGAGTTGCATCAACAGTAGTAACAAAACCAACAGCAACCCTTTGTCCACTTAAAGTAACTGGGTAAGAAGAAAATCCAACTTTTAGATAATACGTACCTGCACCAACATTAGGTTCAAAAGTATTTGGATCTTCTGGATCAACAAGGTATGGATTCCAGGAAATTGGATTGGAAAGATATCCAGAGTTATCATATTTGATTGATACACCAATACCAATATCACCAGTCGTCATAATACCAATGGTTTGTGGAATAAATGGATCACTTTCTGCAAATATCTCATAATCATCATACGTAAATTGTGTTGTTGATTTTGAAATAGTAAAGGACACATAAGATCCATCAGATTCTGGTGCTGATGCAGTTCCAGTTGCTGTAGTATCTAATGTCAAAATAGTGACTGGAGATTCTGTAGATATTCCCAGAATAGATTGAGACAATGTAGTTGTCCCAATACCTACAATATTACTTGAAGAGGGAAGAACACCAGATTTTGATGAGGTAACTAACTGTCCTGTGGTGATACCAAGAGTTGAAGAAGAACCTACAACAGATAAAGCAATGAGTTTATTGGAACCTGTAGAAATTGTTCCAATAAAACTAGTGACAAAAGTATCTTCAAAATCTTCTGTTACTGGTTCATTATAATACTTAACTCCATATGCACTTTCTGTACTAAAACCAAAAGTACTGTAGTTGCTATAAGTTACAAACCCAACGCCATTAAAATATTCAACACTAGGAAGAGTTCCTGCATAACCAGCAAGAGAAAGTTGAGTTGCTACTAAAGTATAAGTTGTTCCTGCAGTCCCAGTCAGTCTCCAAAATACATCAGTTCTACAACCAACATTGATCCTATCTTGGTATGCACTAGCAACATCAATGATGTTTGAGTTTACACCTTGAATCTCATTGAAAATATCCACATCCAATGAGTTTATAATATCATCATATGCTCCTTTTGTTGCATCCGTTTCAATAATTCTTTCAGTAGAATCTTCAATACTTGCAAGAGAATCATCCAACTTGGATTTTAAATCGTCATTAACAACCGAATAATATCTAGGGTCCATAATTTACTTTCCTACTGTGCTCCATTCTTTTGGTTCATTTCCTTCATATTCAACAACTAAATCTGCAACATCTTTTCTCTTTGCAAATACTGTGTAACTACAATCAATAAGTCCACCAGAATTATTTAACACATTAATTTTAGTGCCCCATTCAATATTCTTTACATATAACTCCTGATATGAACCGTGAGGAGTTAATGTGACTGTGATTGTTTCTGGATCTACCAGTCCTCTCCAATAATCAGGAAGATTAATTACATTGGAGTTTGTAAGTCTTCCTCTATAATAAACTCCATTTTCTGGACCTTCAATGCAAGAATGTGCTAATCGATGATTCTCTTTGGTTGGGTGTGGAATATCAAACTTTTTCGTAGTGCCGACGATTGAACGTTCAAACTTAAGAAAACCTTTAATATTGCATAAACCGTTAACCGTCAAAGGTCCATTAATTGTTGTTGGTCCATTAATAACTTTCCTACCAGTCGTAACACTACGACCTCTAAAAATAGTATTTCCTTTAACATCTATTTTCCCAGACCATTCTAGTATACCTAACGCAGTTGTTTTGGGGCAAGTATAAGTTGTTTTGCCAAGAACAGTAACAGTAACTTTAGGGGCAAGAGTAGCAGTAAGTCCAACTGGTCCTGATGGATCTCCAATCAAAAGATCTGTTGGAGTGGGTGCAGATGCTCTACTACTTACCATTAAAATAGGCAAAGCACTTGTTTCTGGCGCTAGGTAGTTTTTACTTCTACCTAGCATCATAGTAGCAAGAGGTCTTGGAGAAGGATATGTAAGAGGTGAACCAATTAAAGCAGGACCTTCAATCCAAGCACTACCATTTACTGGAGGACCAGCAGCACTACCTCCTAATGCTGTTGCAGGTGGTCCAGGAACTCCTTTAGGAAGACCTGCAGTAACTTGAAACTGACCACCGACTAAGAGATTTCCAAAACCAGCCATATTAACCTCCGATACTACCTATCATTTTTTTAAGACCATCCAAAAATTGCAATGCCCCAGTTACTCCAACAATAGGTCCAAAGCAAAAATCAACAGGTTCAAGCCAATCACCTGGACCTCTAATCTTAATATTTCCAGGAGATGTAACTTGAACTTGTCTCTCTGCAGCAATAGTAAGATTTGTCTTTGATTGTATATTGATTGACGAACTAGCCTGAAGTTCTATTCCCTGGTTAGTTACAATATTTACATATCCAGTTTTAGTATCAGTTCCAGTTGCAATAAGATCTATGTCCTTAGCATAAAGTCTCAATCTGCCACCGGGAGCACCGATGATTACATCTCCGTTCTCTGCATAAGTAACAAAAGCAACACCATCAACAGGAGTAGTTCCACAGATAATCTGATAAGCTCCAGGACATTGATTCCAAGTTGAACCAGCAAATTTACCAGAACTACCATATGCCATAAAATGGTCTGATGGCTTTGCTGGATTTGAATTACGAATTAATGCGGCAAGCTTAGTGCCATTAAGCATTACATCACCAAATCTCAATTCACCTTGAGTTGTACCAATGCGGGAATAGTCCCAACTCGTTTCTAATCTTTTACTCATCCAGGTTTACCTACACAATCTACAACGTTTATAATTGTATCTACTGCACCAAGTCTTGTAATCAATCCATCGCCCTTTAGAACTTTAAAGACTGGTTTGATAACCGCATTATGACCTGTACTACTATCTATACCTATTTCAGGGAGTTCAGTAAATCCTATTCCAGTTTTTACCATAGTAATGCCAGTGAGTTGTCCGTTGTATCCAAACTGCGGGGTCATCTGGGTTCCATTACTTGGATTAATCACTATAGTATCACCAGAAGTATAACCAAATCCAGGATTAGTGATTTCGGTATCAACTATTTCAATGATTACTGGATAAGATCCATCAGGAATTGTTGGTCCAGTAATTGGAATGTCTTCTGGCGGACACTGCGGAGCAGTGACACTTTCCTCATTAATAGAAACGAATGGAGATTCTCCTGCAAGTTGAACGTAATCTCCAACTTTAATATTCATAATCTCCCCAGGATTATAAGGATATTCCCAGTTGCCATCTGCTCTTCTTATTGTTGATTGGCACCTTGTAGCCCACGTTCTTTCATCACCACCTTTACTGCCATCAGGTCTTGGTAGATACTCGGTTCCATTATCAATCATAACAATTTTCGTTATTCCCTTTACAATGTCTCCTGGTTTTGGTGTGGTTCCTGTTGGTCCTGTTCCAGTTGTCCCAACAGTTCCTGTTCCAGTTGTCCCAACAGTTCCTACATCAGTATCTCCTGAAGGTGGTACATAAGGAACATCACCAATCACGGCAACTGCGGTAGCACCCTTTCCTCTTCCACAAGAGTCTTCAATGTTTACAAACGGTGCTTTGGTGTAACCAAATCCGGGAGAAATAATATCAATACCCAGAATGTCACCTGCAGCACTAACAATTGCATTGCCTGTAGCGCCTTGTCCGCCACCACCCCAGAAAGAAATTTTAGGTGGACCACAAAGAATAGGCCCAACATTACAAGCATCACCTACACCAACAATCATTGAGTTGATGTCAAGATTAAACTTAAAGTTATTTGGATCAACGATGGATTTTGCTGAAGATATAATTGACTTGGCAGAATTAAAAATAGCATTTACATCTAAAGCCACGCTAGATGGTTTACCACCTTCAAGGAAATTCCATTCCTTTACATCCGGACACTGTGCCTTTACATCGCAAGATAAAAAGTCCAATAAAGAAACAATAGCGTTTAAAACAGAATCAACAAGACCTTTGATACCAGCAATAGTTCCCAGTACTGCGCCAAGTATTCCATTAACTGCTGCTAAAATTTGCCCTAGAATTTGGCCTACTAATTCAGTTAAGAATTTTTCAATGGCACAAACTGCCATATTAACATAACGATCAATAATTTGGTTTAAAAATTGCTCTATCAAAGAACTCAAGTTATCTAATATCTTATTGAATAAACAAGCAATCAAGTCCAAGGCAGTTGTTTTCTTTTCTTGCAAAGGAACTCTTTGATTTAAATATAATGCTGCTTTTGCTTTATTGACAGTCCAGTTAACACCTCTTTCTACTCTAAGTTTTATTTCATCAATTAACCATTTAATCCAACCAGTAATCTTATCTGCATATGAACTTACTTTTTGTTGTGCTTCAGATAGAAACTTTTCTGCATTGGAAAGAGTACTATTTGGACCATTAATTTTATTTCTTAAACCTTCAATATCTTTTTTGAGATTGATTAAATCGCGATTAATCGCATTAGAATCTACGGGAGTACAAGCGGATGGTGCAACAATATGTTTGTTTAAATCTTGCTGTTGCTTATCTGCTGCGGAAATAGTACAATCGGCACCAGCACCATTTTCATTGACTACTTTTCCACCATCAGTATTTGTATCTGGTACAGTAAATCCACCAATCCCTGCACCAAAACCAGACCTTGGAGCACAACCTTGCTTGGGATCTTTATTATCACTAAAAGAACATAATGAACTACCAATTACACTTGATATAATGTATTGCCTATTCAGTCTGTTTTTATGAATATTAACAAAAGTATTTGGTGCTAGTGGAACATAAATCTGCAATCCAGCATGTCCTGATGGAAAGGACATATGACGAGTTGCATCAATCAAATCTTCATCCTTTGTTTCATTTGAATTCCTAAAACAAAGTCTTACTTTATATCTTTCTCCCCAACCTTTTGCATCTTCACCTTTTGTGTCTCCTTTATTAGGAACACAAAAAAGTTTATAGGTTTTTGGATCGACAATTTGACCTATACCTATAAATTCATATTCCTTATCTTGATCATAAACATAGGGTTGATACAAGTTTAAGGTCATTTTTAATCTTCGTAAATTCTACATTCAAGAGCATCTGGGTGTCCGTCACAGTAAAGTTCTAATGATGTTGGATCGTGATCATCATCCGGATGATTTGCCTGATATTTTTCAAGAGAATCAAGTTCGTCTTCCAAATGACGGCGGCGTTGACCGCTTGTATTTGGATTATCTATCTCATCACGATCATCGTTAATGTGTTGCTGAAGTGACTTTTCCATAAGTTTCTTAAATTAATTTTTTATACCGTAAGAGTCTCTAACCAGAACTAATCCAGTATAAAAAGAGGAATCTGTTCCGGCACTCATTGCACTAGGTGAAATGAAATGACATAACTCCAATATCATATATATACCACTATCAATAGCATTCGGTTCTGGAGTTTTTGAACTAGACAAAGGTGGCAAATCACAACGAATCAAATCGCCCGCCTGTAAACTAAAGTCTGCATCTATTACAACCTCAATCATATAGTTTAACCTTTGGCGATAGTTCTGGACTGCTTGCGCGATTGTCTCAACACTAAAGTTTTCTTTTTTTGATTTATCAAGTTGCAAATCAATAGAATCACCAGTCATGTATGCCATACCAATAGCTTCAGGTATTGCCAAATACTTGGTTGGTTTTTTAAAATAATCACCATATTTTGGAAGTTCTTTTCCAGATAAAACTTTTCCTGCCTCCTGTGCTAATAATGGAGCGTTTTTATTGACCTCTAGAGAATAAAAATCAAATGTTTCAGTTACTGTACCATAAGCACCATGGTCCATTTGTCTTTCAACATCAACGCTCCTATTCACATAGAGTTGTTTAATTTTATCAGTATATCCATCAGGCACTTCTCTATCAACAGCAAAATTATAAATGTATTTCTTTATTGGTTTTGAATTAAAAATCTCATCAGGAGACTTAAAATAAAATCCCTTTGAAGTTTGCCAAAAGAAAAATCCAGCAGTTTTATTTTCAGATTTTTTAAAAGCAGGAATTGCCAATTGTTGTAACTCAAGAATGACTTCAAATGGTGGTTTTCTTAATCCAAAATCATTACAATCTTTTAATGTTGGACTAATAAAAAGATCCTTATCGGTTTTAAGATCTTCTTTTAAAATCTTATTCACAGAGTCAGATATTTTACCAGTATATTTTCTAAGAACTGCTCTTTCTAGTTCTTTATTATCAAAAAATTCTTTTGAAACCATCTGTAGAATATAAGATGTACTCTTCAGTGTTTTATATTCATGAACTCTGTTTGATACTCTTAAAGAAGTATCCTTACTAAGATCCAAAATATTTCCCCTTTTATCACTGCATTTAAATAGTACTTTTTCTGCACCTTGTATGTTAAGTGATTCTAACGCACTGATTGTTTTAGATCCATCATTAGCACTATCTCCACCTTCAATAAAATATGAAGTCAAACGAATAGTATTATCTATCATACTCTCACGATATTCAATCCTTGGACTACCTGCATCTACACTAACAGATTTTCCAGAAGTGTGTGAATAAATTTCAAATTTTTGTATTGTTGATGTTTGAGTATTTACTGACATTTTTACTTCTTACTATGATACTATTTAAGCTATGATTGCTTGATATTGAGTTTCTTTGATTTCAAGAATAACCATACCCGTATTTTCATTTAAAATGCCAGAATTTACAGAAGAAACCGAAGTAGAAGGTGGTTGAATTGGCGCTAAAGATATTTTCACCCCACCTTTTTGCATAAGATCAAACAATCCGCCTTTCAATGGATCATATTTACCTTTTGTTGTTTCTTCAGTACCCATTGGTTTTGAAAGTTGTTCTAAATGTATATGGGGTCCTCCAGACCTTCCAGATCCTGGTTTTCCTTCTTCTCCACCAGAGTAAGATATTATTTGGTTCGCCCTAAACTTACTTCCTTTTTTAATAGATGAAGGTATATTACTTAAGTGAGCTATTCTAGCAATCCTACCATCAGCAAACTTAACATCCATATATGTGCCATAACCACCATTTGCCTCTCTTGCTCCACTATTAGTTCTCCAAACACCAAGAACTTCTCCACCCATACCAAAAGAAATTGGTGTTCCTTGAGGAGCGGCAATATCCATACCTTCGTGAGGTTTAGAACGAAAAGACTCTTGTTGCCTAAAGAAACTTGTTATATCAGATCTACTAAATTTTTTAACTCCTTTTGCACTTAAACTTGGACCACCCGTGCTACCGTATTTTTCAATTGCTTTTGCATAATTCTCTTTGAATTTCTTTTCTGTCGTATTTTGCTGAGAACCGCCAGGTAAAGAAGGCCATACTCCATTCAATTTTCTAACTGCAATCATTGGATCTTTTTGAAGATCTTTAAGTAGTTTTGCTTCTCCCCCATATACACTTGCTAAATATGCTCTAGAAATTTTTGTTTGATTTTCTGGAGAAAATTTATCTTTTTCATAATTAAGACCCGCAAGTTCAGTCCTCTCTTTTAATGTATTCACTCCATTTATGATTGGCATCTGTTGCCATTTGCCCAAAGCACCGCTGCCTCTACCTTCTCTCCTAATTCTCATTCCAGTTTCTCTAGCTTGAGCAATGGTCATATCTGTAAGACCTGCTATCGTCAGTCCACTGTTTACGGAATTCCATCCACCTTCACCGGAAGATATTGCTTCAAGTAAAGCTTTTATTTCTGGAGGAGCATCGCCAGGTAAAGTTCCTCCTCCTCCACCACCGCCACCGCCACCGCCGCCATCACCGCCAGTGCCACCATTACCATCGCCACCAGGAGATCCACCTTCCAAATTCATCTCTCTATTCAAGTTCTGAAGTATCTTTGATGCAGAATTCTCAATAGAAATCGCAAGAGCATTGGAAATAAACTTCCCTATTCTTTCACCAATACTCAGCCCGCTTCCAATCTCTCTTGTAGGAACTACTCCACCATTTGCCATCGCAATTGTTTTAGAAATATCACCAAAAGAACTACTAAGTTCTGCGTTTACTGCATTCTGGACTACTGAACCAAATACATCACCAATTGATTTCGCAAGTTTTTTATCTGGTTTTTGTCCGAGTGTCATATCAATACCAGCACCAAACATCGCACCAGTGAGTCCATTAATAGAACTCATCTTTTTCACATCTTCAGAACTTTTCTTCAGTGCTCTTAATGCACTTCTCTTTCCAGGTTCTTCTTTGCCATAAAGTTCCTCTAGTTTTAACTTACCACCAACATCTTTTCCTGGTTGCGTTTTTTGTGGTTGAATCTTTGGTGCAGTCTTCTTTGGTCCAGTTTTAAGTTTTCTTGATGGCGCAGCAGTAGATTGTCCACCTCTAGTAACAGTTCCCCCTCCTGCTTTTGCTTTAACAGGTTCTGGTCTACTTCCAACCAAAGTATCATACATTGCTCCACCAACAATGTCACCAAGAATACCCCCAAGAATAGTACCAGCAAATGGAACTGGGATAAAAGTTCCTAATGCAGAACCAACAGTGGCACCTACTGCTTTTGCTGCTGCTCTACCCGGATTTTCCCCCATAGCAAGAGAGAATGCAAAATCAATCAGTCCACCAACAATAGGAACTCTACCAAAAACACCTTTTGCAATTCTAGTACCAGTCTTACCTAGAACCTTTAGAGCAGCTCTATTTGCAGACTTTCCTAAACCACGAGAAAATACTCCACCTCTTCCAGCACCTCCGCCAAGACCTCTTTGTGGTCCTTCAAATTTCTCAAATCTCTTAAGAACATCAGCACGAGCACGTTTTGTAGATGCTCCTTGCGCCTTTCTTGCCTCATACATTCTTGCGGCATCATTACCATATCTTCTTTCAATCAGTTTAGTTTGAGGATCTCTCCCCAAATAACTAGAAAGTTTTGTATTCTTTGGAATAATTGATGGTTTTCCTCCTGGCATTTTTCCAGGTCTTCCTGGTTTTTTTGGTGAGGTACTTGCAATCAACATTGCAGCACCAATCGCACCATTCAATAAAAGATTTAAGTTCTTTGAAAAATCATCAAAGGTTTTTTCTGCTCCCTCTCCACCAACTTGTTTAACAAAGTCTCTTGTTTGATCGTATGCTTTATAACCAAACTCAACAAAATCAACTACACCCTTTAATATATTTTTAGAAAATCCTTCAACAAACTTACCAACTGGTTCAAGAACTTTTCCAAACTCCATAAGTTTGGGAAGTAGTTCTCCATACTGATTAAACAAATAACCAAGTAAGGTAAATCCAATGAAACGATTAATCTTATCTAAAATACTCTGCCCTGGAATTGATCCTATCAGGTCTGGTTTAATATTATTTTTCTTAACTTTTTTCTCTAAATCTTTTTCTTTCCTTTCTCTTTTAGATTTTTCTTCTTCTTTTCTTTTTGTAGATGCTTCCCTTTGATCAAGTAAAAGATTGTTGTTTATTATCTTACTTAAACTTACAACCTTCTTTTTAACTACAACTAAACTTCCGGGTTCATCAGTTCCTGTTTTATCTACAGGTTTTAGATCAGGACCTGTTATTTCTTTTGCGGAAATACTTTTAGCAGGCACAAGAAACATTGGTTTCTCTATTGCACTGCTTTCTTTACTTGGAGGTAAAAGTTTTCTGGAATCTATAGTTGCCATTTTATACTCCTACTAAATCTCTAATACCAAGGCTAATTGCAATATTAGAACGAGAATCACTATTAGCAGATATATTAAAAGAAGGAAGTTCAGATGTTTTAGGAACAGATTGAGATTTACTTGGCACTTTAATTGGAGGAAGGACAGTAAAAGTTGTTTTTGATATAATGGTTGGTGGTCCTGGAGGCATTGCTTTGGATTGTGGTCCCATAGGGAATCCCATTCTTCTTGCATCATCTAACGTTGGATTAAATGCAGGTTCTGGGAAAGCCATGTCCATAAGAATACTACCAACTCCACCACCAATACCTTTTAAAACTTTAGGAGCAGAAGAGAAAGATCTTAATGGTCTTTCAACTGCTTGGCGAATTGCTGGAGTTGGTCCCGTCTTTACCATATTAGGAGTAAATGCTTTGAATGGATTCCACCCACTATAACCAGTCGCACCAGATTGAAATGCTTTATTACCTCTAGTTATCTGCAATGCATCATCTCCAAATAAAGTTTTTGGATTTGGATTTTTCTTAATGTATTGTTTAAGTCCACCAAACTTTGCAGTATTTTCATTTGGAACTCTAACATTTCTTCCGCGATTCCACCAATTCATAAACCCACGCATAGGATTAAATCCACTTCCACCACCCGATGTAGATGGAATAGAACTTCTATTGCCACCAACCATTCCACCACCTTGGAATGACTTTATAGTTCTCTTAATTAATCCACCACCAGCAGCAAGTTGAATATTATTTGCTATCTTTGGAATATTAGTTCCACCTGCTTTTTTGTTTAAATCTAAGAAGAAGTTTGCTCCATACTTATCAACTGCTTTCTTAGACATTACTACTTCACCAGGAGCGGCAGCAATCAACTGAGTATCAGGTCCAGCACCTTTAATTCTTACTCCACTACTATCATCAACACCACCGCCCTCAGCAAATGCGATTTGATTTATATCAAGTTCTTTCTGTATTTCTCCACCACCAAAGAATGACTTTCTTCTGACTAAACCACCGGTATTAAACATACCTAAAGGTCCAATCTTTGAAAAAGTCTCCCCAATCATTCCGAGGGGAGAACTCTTTGCTTCAGTAACTTCTCTCTGAACAACTTCTGGTTTTACGTTACGTTTTTGCGATTCCTTTTCTATTTGTCCTTTTTCTTTTTGCTGTCTCCACATTTCAGCGCCACCAACAGCAAGAGCAGCAGTAACTCCAGCAAATGCAAATGGATGTTTGGCAATAAACTTAACCATCTGGGGAATAAGTCCCCTCAACAGTTTTAAAGTAACTCGAATAAACTTACCAAATGGAGTAGCAAATAGAACATATGCAGATAGTAATGCAGGCCACCAGTCTGACAAGAATCTACCAAGAACCTTTACCTTATCTGCATTCTTAGGATCACTAAACCATTTTACAAGTTGATTGAACGCATATCCCAATAAAGTAAACTTGATAAACCTAAAGATGCGATTAAGTATTCCCTGTGCGGGCGCAATGATTTTTTTTGCTAGTGCTTTTAATTGCGACAGTGGTTTTTCTAAATCACCTTCTTTCTGTCTTCTTTTACGGTCTTCTGATTTTTTTCTTTCTTCGTCTGCTCTTTTTTTCTTTTCTTTATTTTGTAATGTTAAACTTTTTAGAATATCATCAAGTGCTTTTTCAATATCAGTTATATCTTTAGAGGACTCTTGTATTGAAGTAGGAGTCGTTGGAACGATTGCTCTACTTGTGACAAAAAACTTATCTCTTGAAATCTGTATAGGACCAGTTGTACCAATACTTTCTGCAGTTATTTTTTTCTTCTTTAGTTTAAATTTTCCTACTTTACCTTTTATTCTTTTAAATTCATCTTGAAGGAGGATTGCTCTGTCAACAGATTTTTCTTCTCCCCTATCTATTTTTTGAAGTTCAGTAAAAAGAAGTTGTTTATATTCGCCATATGTGAAGTCATAAACTTCTTCTAATCCAAGTATCTCTAATATTCTCTCATCAATCTCTTCATCAACTAAGTCGGTCTCTCTAACACCTTCATACAAAGGAGGGGCAGAATCTTTTTTAGACTCTACCTTTACGCTTTCGTTCTTTTTTTCCTTATCACCATCTGATTTGTATTCTGTTGACGCAGATTTTAAATAAGTATCGACTAACCAGTTCTCATATGTCTCTAAATTATCTCCAGATTCATCAGTTAATACTGGATAACGACCAGACTTTTTAATATTTTCTATTAATTTATCAGCGTCACTTTCTGATATGTTTACGTGAGAAAAATAATTTCCAAACTGACTTTTTATCCCAGTAAGTTTCGCCTTTAATTTGCCCCATGTTGACACACCAATTTGGTCTACGGTAAACCACGTTATTGGTAATTTAGATGGGGCATTAGTTTCCATTTTGTTGCTGCTTTGATTTTTCTTCTTCCAAATAATTCTTCAACATTGCAACATACACATCCCTTTCCCAGGGCATCATATTTTCAATCTCCCATAGTGAATATTTATGGTACTGCATCAAAGCAAAGTTCAACTTATAGAAATTTTCTAGGTCCATATGGACCATACCTATGCGAAAAAACTGGATAACCCTTCCAATACAACTTCACTTTCAACTTCAGTTTTTGGATTCTTAACCTTTACCGAATGAGAAAGTTTAGGCATAGTTTCAAAGAACTTTTCAATTTGTTTAAATTGTGCCGAGTTCATTTGCTCTAGGAAATCAATGAGTTCCTTTTTAGTTACATCACCTGAAGTCCAAACTTCTTCATCATTGAAAATCTTATCAATACAACTAGCGACCAGATCAAAGGACTGATCCATATTTGTGTCGCCAGAGAAATCAAAGTTGTTTTTAATGAACTGATCCAATGAAGGATACTTCATTTGCATAACAATATTATCATCTACTTGAATTTTATTAGTATGCTCTTCATTCTTTTGAACTTGAATTTCGTCAATATTAATTTTCACAGGAACATAAGTCTCTCCGTCATCAGGACAGATGACATTAACTTCAATTTCTTCTCCAACAGACTTACCACGAATATTCAAAAAGAGATATTCAATATCAAAAGTAGGAAGAGATTCAACTTTAATATTTTTTGTTTGAATACAACTCTTGATTACGTTCTTAATCGCTGTCGTAATTTCTTTTGTATTCTCACTTTCTAATGCAAGGACAAGAAGTTTTTCTTCTTTTACAAGAAATGGTCTATATTGAATTTCTTGTCCTGTAGAGGGAAGTTCCAACTCATATGTTGGCGTAGAGATTTTTGGTAAAGGCATAATGACCTATAGAAATTTCAGTATAATTATTTATTGACGTGAGAAAAGACCAGGAAATCTTTGCTGCAATTGATCCGGAGTAAATACTGCAGAGGACGCTCTTAATGCGGGCGGTAATGAATTTATAATATCATCAACTCCACCCTGAAGAAAAGTTGTTCCCTGAGGTAAATTATTGCGAAGTTCTTCTTCTGATCTTAGTTGAATATCGACTAATGAATTAACATTAGATTTTAAGTTATTCATAAAATATCTAATGTAACTAAAAGATACAGTACACTTTAGAAGTTGAGAAGAGTCATATGAAATAGGCATTGAAGCAATTGATATTGGATATGCTCCTATAAAAGTATATTCAGAATAGTTAGTATAATCTTTTTCAAACTTTTGAACGAAAATATTGCATCTATAACCTTTTGGAAACCTAACTCTATATGAATAATTTAAATTTGATTGCTCCGTGAGTTGGGTTTCTCCAACAGCCCAAGACATCCAAGTTTCAAAAAACTTTATAACTTTATGATCGTGATCTACATAAAAAGTAAAATCTATTCTATCATCATATTGTCTTCTATATACGTGCCTTTCTGTTACGCCAGTAAAGTCATTATTGATTTCATGTGTAGCCAATGAAGATCCAGGTAAAGACGCTTCAGAACAAGAAAGAGCCAAAATTTCTTCTTCAATATTTGCTTGTCTACTATCAAAAAAGTTTCTTATACCTTCCTTACTTTTTTCATTTTCACTTAAAAGTTCGGCAGTATTTAAATAAACATTATAATGAGAAGTTAATGCTGGGCGCATTATCTTTGACACAAGTTCAGAAGTTGGATTGAATCTAGGCGACTTATTAGATGAACTAGGAGATGCCATCTATCTATAAATACTCTTATTGATATATTATGTATATGAAAAAGATAAAAACACATTCGTATATTTGGGATACAACTAAATTGTGCGAAACATTCAATGTTGATGGAGCAACCATTGTATCAGAAACTTATGAAGGCATAATAACTGGAGTTCATTTTCCAGGAATGAAAGGACAAAAACACTCCGAAGAAACAAAAAAGAAAATGAGTGAAATTGCAAAGGGAAGGGATATGAGTAAAGCAATAGAAACATCTTCTAAAAAAAGAAAAGGAAAACCAGCACTTAATAAAGGATGCGAATATCCACAATTCCAAAAGGGAGGAAAAATAATTTCAAAAGAAGGTGAAATAATTGAATTTGATTGTATATCCCACATATGCAAAAAATTGAATTTAAATCCCACACATCTAGGTCAGGTCTTATCTGGAAAAAGAAAATCTCACAGGGGTTGGAAAAATGCCTCGTGACTCTAAGTATCATCAGGGATATTTTCATCCAAAAAATCCAGAAAAATATATTGGAAACTCCCAAAATATAGTGTATAGAAGTAGTTGGGAACTAAAATTTATGCAGTGGTGTGATCGCACACCTAATGTGTTAAAGTATGGATCAGAAGAATTTTGTATTCCATATTATAATCCAGTAAAACAAAAAGTATGTAGATACTTTCCGGATTTTATTATTGAAGTTCTTGAAAATAATGGAAAAACCCAAAAATATGTGATAGAAATAAAACCAAAAAAACAAACAGTTCCTCCAGTTCAAGGAAAAAAGAAAAATAAAACCTATATTAATGAAGTAAATACTTATGCAGTTAATCAATCAAAATGGAGATCTATTAAAGAATGGTGTGATGATCGTATGATTGAATTCAAGATTATAACAGAAGACAACCTAGGCATAAAGTAATGGCACAAGGATTCGGTCAATATGTCGATTCAGGTTCTAAAAGAGTTAATGAACTAAAAGCGAAACTAAAGAAATACAAATATACAAAACCTGATGATATTATGATGACTATTATGGAAGTTTTCCGTAAAGGAGACTTTGTTCCTGATGTTGGAAAATATTATACTTTTATATACTCAGCAAAAACAAAAGGGTTAAGATATGATGAGTTCCCTTTAATCGCAGCACTTTCAATAGAAAAATGGGGGTTTACTGGACTTAATTTTCATTGGGGAACAGTGAGAAATTATACCTGGTTTGAAGTTAATAGTTTACTACTAGAAGTTAAAAAGAATGAGATTGATTATCTTCGTTCTCTTCGATATGGAAAATTTAGAACTAAATAAATAAAAAACATCTATAAATGTCTCATACTCTACAAAAAATTGAGATGACTAATTCTCTTGTGGTTGGAGAAAAGTTCTGATGGCAACTGCAACTAGTGGGGAAAAGCTAATTACAATAGAAGGTAAAAAATATTTTGTTAGAACTCAAGTAATCTATCAGGATGGATTGGGTGTTAGGGGAACCTTAAGTACATCTGCGCCAATTAGGTATATCGTTCAGTATAAACCAGAACGAGGAGATATTTTAAACCCACTTCCGGATTGGTCTAATTTAGGTGAAAGGGATGTAAATTCAAAAAATAATTGGACATTTACGCCCGTGGCAGGAGCAGGATTTAAAAAAGCACTAATATCTAATGGTCCAACAAGTTTAACAACTTCTTTAGATGAATCCACAGCTAATGCACTAAGTAAATCTTCTGGAACTACAGTTCAGCAAGCAAAAAATATTTTACAAACTGCACCAAATGCAGCACCAATAGTTACTGATCCAAATAAACCGGACCTAGATCAACAACCAGCAACAACACCATTAACATCTACTAATGAAAGGGTAAGTGATCTGACAAAATCTATTGAAAGTGATAAAAGAGAATCAACAGTAAAAGATAGATTATCTGCAATATCTGTAAGATACCCAGAAGATATAAGTACTAAACAAGATACTATTTTATTCAGATTAAAAGAAATAATTGGAAGAGATTTTGACCCACTTAAAGGCATTAGAGCAAAAGATGCAAATTTTACTTTTGGAACAAAATCTCTTTCTCAACCTTTTGGATCAGTGGTATTACCAATACAACCATCAATATCGGATAGTAATGGCGTTGATTGGGGAAATCCTACTTTAGATCCTCTTTCAGCTTTTGCGGGAAGAGCATCTCTAGCAATGCAAACAAGTGATCAGATTATACAAGAAGCGAGAAATCAAGCAGAAATTGCTGCTAAGGAATTTAAAACCAATTATGGATCATATGCCAGCGCATTACATCTGTTTTTGGCTCAAGAAGCAATTGGAGCACAAGGATTATTTTCAAGAGGAACCGGAGCGGTTTTAAACCCAAACTTAGAACTACTATTTAATGGACCATCACTAAGACCATTTAACTTCACATTCAGATTATCTCCAAGAAGTGAAAGTGAAGCAAAAATTGTAAAACAAATTATATACTTTTTTAAAGCTGGGATGGCAACAAGAAGAGCAAATACTGCGGTATTCTTAAAAGCTCCTTATGTATTTTCCATTCAATATCAAACTGGAACTTCAGACAAAGGATTGGAACCACACAAATCATTAAATAGAATAAAAGATTGTGCCCTTCTTAGTTGTGATGTGGATTATACTCCAGATGGAACTTATATGACTTTTAATGATGAAGAAAAAACTATAACATCATATCAATTAACCTTAAGATTTAGTGAACTTGATCCTGTTTATAATACAGATTACGTAGATAGTCATCCAATAGGTTACTAATATGCCAAGCTATTTTCGACAAGTTCCAGACTTCCAATATGTCAATAGAACTCCAGATGCACAAAGTATCTCTGACTATCAGACTGTCAAAAATCTTTTTAAGAGAGGGAAGTTAAGAGAAGACATTTTTGGCAACTTAAATTTCTTCACAAAGTATAAGATCGTTGGAGATGAAAGACCAGATAATGTTGCATATAATGTGTATGAAGATGAAAGCTTGGACTGGGTTGTTTTACTTGCTAATAATATTTTGAACGTTCAGACAGAATGGCCCTTACCCCAATCTGGTTTTGATAATTTCTTATTAGAAAAGTATGGATCATATCAAAATATGAATGCAGTTCGTCACTATGAAACAACAGAAGTAGTAAACTCAAATGGCATTACTATTATTCCTGCTGGGTTAGTAGTTCCATCAAACTTTTCAACAAGTTACTATGATGATGGTTTAGGAAGAAAAGTAACAATAAGAAACTTTACAGTACCAATCACAAACTATCAATACGAAAAAAAAATTGAAGATGATAAAAGAAACATCTTTATTCTTAAAGCAAGATACTTAAATCTAATCTTTAATGATATGAACGAATTGATGACATATAAAAAAGGTGCCGCTCAATATGTAAGCGACACCCTAAAGAAAGGAGATAATATTAGACTCTATTCTTAATCAATCTTCAGCAAGACGCTGGAAGTAAGAAAGTGCATCATCCTCATCATCGTCTTGAGAGATTTGGGGAAGTGAAGGGGACTTAGAACGAGCATAAGACTGTTCCAGTTCTTCCACAACACGATCTTGGACTGTAGGAGTTTGTGTAAACTCTTCGAGATCATCTTCTTGTTCGACTACTGCACGGGAACGAGCAGGAGAAGAGTTCTTAAGACCCAGAACCATATTCATACGACGCTCAAGATCTTCATAGGACTTGAACTGATCTGGAGCAGTGATTGCAGTCAGAGAATACTCTTTCTTCCAGAGGGCTTCCAGAGCATCGTCATCATCCAGTAGTGGTTCAACAGAACCAAATTCAGATTTGTCGTAGTTCCAATACCCATCTTTCTTTACGATTTTGAGTTTGAAATTAGCACCTTGCCAGAAGTCAAAAGGATTGATAGGAGTTTCATCCTCAAACTCAGGTTGCATTGCTTCCATAATCTTATCAAAGATCTTCTTGCCATATTTAAAGAGGAAGACCTTACCTTCGTTCTGAGGATTAACGGGATCCTTTACAACGTAGATGTTGCTGTAATAAGACAGTTTACGCTTTTGTTTACGAACAGTTTCTTTGTTAGATTCAATACCACTGTTCCACAGTTCGCGGTTATGTTCACCAAGAGGATCTTTTTGTCCGATGGTAGTCAGAGAGTTTTCAATGTACCAACCACCAGGACCTTGGAAAGCGTGGGAATACATCTTTGCCCAAGGAAGTTCTTCACCTTCAGGGGCAGGGAGGAAACGGATAACTGCGAAACCGTTACCAGTTTTATCCATTTCAGGTTTCCAGAGACGCTCATCAGCACCGCCAGAAGTTGTACTCATCTTCTCAACTTCCTTCACCAGTTTAGAAGTGAGAGAACCCAGTTTGGATTGTTTTTTGAGATTTTCGAATGACATTAGATTTCTCCGTATTAGTAGGATTTGGCTTTTGTGTACTTCGTTATTCTACAGGTCTGAACCTGTTTTGTCAATCTGTTTCCTCATGACATCAAGCATCTGAGACATATTATTAAGGATGATGTTCATATCAGTGCCAGGAGGCATACCCATCATAATAGCAGAATTGATAACACGTTCCTTCATCTCTTTTGCTTCAGGATCATCAGACAAACTCATTCTTGTGTAAAGAACTTTTTGTTTATCTAAGAGAGTTTCAAGAAATCCAACATGCTCAAGTTTTTCTTCTTTGGACATTGTAGGAAACTTAAAAATGTTTCCATAGATTTGTTCTTGAAGTTGTGCAATTTCAGTCATCTCAGCACGGACGACTTCGGAGTTAAAGAAACTCATTGACCCTCCAGAATAATTTCTTTCAAGATTTTGCGAAAACGAAATACATCAATATTTAGAAATGGATTGTATTTTTTAATCCGACGACTGACGGTTTGCCACACCGGGTCTTGAAGTTTGCTATCAAACTTGTTCCCGAACAGGAATATTCTATCGTATATCACCATAGTTTCTAGGCTAATATTCCCGCTCAGGAACTTCTTTAGAAGAGGCGGATGTCCCTTCGAACACTTAAAAACCTCTTCAAACTTATTTTCTCCAAACAAAGATTGACTTTCTTCTTTAAAGATATAAGAAAGAGATTGAACTTTCTTCTGCCAGTTCTGATATCTTTCTTCACCTTCTTTAATCATCTCACCAATCCAAAGTGTTTCTGGGTCAGGGCAAGATGCAAAGTTGGCAACAAAAAAATCAACGACTTCTTTATCTGATTTTTGCCTAGAAATCTTTTCAAACCACATTCTATCCTTCCTCTTATAGAAGGATTGAACTGTTGCTCTTACTTTTTTATTATACTTAAAATAATCGTAACTATCTTTTGTAAAATGATTTTTTAGAGCAAGGTATTCACGGTACGCATCGTATGGCATCATTAAAAAATTAATTTAGCACGGGAAGTTTTCTTTAGAAAATTCAGTTCCATCGCCTCATACTTAATCTTTTCTTTCAAAGGTTTTGAGATGAGTTTTGGAACTGATTCCAAATCAATGTTGTTTTGTTCACAGAAATAGATAATCGCATCAATATAATTCATCTCAACGTTTACTTGAACGAGATTCTCAATCTCTTGAGCAAAACGTGATGGACAAAAGAACTTACTCTCTAATGCTTTCTCTAATTCATTCTCCATCTGACCTAGTATTGTGATGTACAAATTCTTTGATATAACGAACTAATAGTTTAATATAGTCCCCCTTGTTCCTTTTGTCAAATACTTTAACTTCGCCGCCAGGAGTTACCATTAGTGTGATGAGTTTTTTAACAACTTGACCAGTGAGTTCGTAATATGCAGCGGCGTAGAATGTCTCTTGAACGAAGTAATTTTCAATCCATTCTTCTGGTTTGATCTTGTCTGAAGTTTTGAAGTCAATAACTGCCAATTCTCCTTCATATTCTGCGATACAATCAACTCGTCCAGCAAGTCCAAGGTATTCGGAATAGAGAGTCCTTTCAATGGCGTGAATATTATTTATCTTATCCAGATAAGGCTTTGCATGAATATACATGAACTTTGTCATGGGTTGATAATCATCCCAAACAAGTTCTTTATTTTCCAAGTAGTCCTGACAGACTTGGTGAAAATCAGTTCCTCTTGCAGTTGCTTTTCTTGTAATTGCATTTGCTTTTTCTTCACCAATCCTCT